CCCCCTTGGGGTACCTAACCTAGCCGACCCGGCAATCTGTTCGATTACCGGCTTTCCGCCACATCCTAAGGGAGTAAGCTATGACTTTAAGTCAAGGAGACCCGTTACCGTTATGGTTGTTGAGCCTAGGCTTGTCGAAGAGAGATACCTACCAAATCTGCAAGGATATTGATAGGTGGATCTCAAACTCCGGTATGGAGTGGACCATAAGTCGTTTAAAGGACTTACGTGCCGCTTACATACAGTTCTTAGGGGGCAACCCCTACGAACTTCCATGGCTCTCAAACCGAAAACAGAACGGGATCCTTACCCCGAAAGGGGTATGGGGAAAGTTCTGGACTAGGGATGAAACCAGGGTTCCGGTAAGTCTCAAGGTGTTTCATCTGTACTCCTGCTTCGTCCTTACGAAAGTAAGTTTGAAGCAGAAGAAGAAGTTCCTTGACTCCGTGTGGGCTCCGCCCACGCTGAGATTCAAACACGACCTTCAGAAGGATGTGTCTGAATACGCCTACTCCCTTTCATTTGGGAGTAGACCTTACCGACGAAGCCTCATCGCTTCTGTCAACGCACTTCCTCCGGAACACCGGAAGAAGTTTACCCGCGACTTCCGTCGTGGGTTGGACTACATGACAAAACATAACAGGTGGTTTCCTGATATAGTTAAGTCATGGGGCGGCTTTGACAGGTGGATACAGAGGAGAACCGCCTACGAGAACCCGAAAGGGGACGAGTTGGTGGGTAACCTCGGTACTACACAGGAAAGGGGGGGTAAGTTACGCGTTTTCGCGTTCCCTAACCTCCTATTCCAAGTGATGATGAACCCGATGAAGGCGTCTCTCTTCCGAATCCTAAGGAGGATTCCGGAAGACTGCACGTACAATCAGGAGCGAGGGGTGTTATGGGTCGAAGAAAAGTTGCGGGCTGGCCATTGTGCCTGGTCCGTAGATCTCTCCGACGCCACTAACCACTTTCCTTTCGACCTTCAGAAGTTGGTACTTCTGAACATCTTCCGCCACCCGGAGTGGGAAAACCACATCGAGTTGTTTGAGATGGTGTCTAAAGGACGCTACGGAGCAACCGCCTTAGGCGGGTCGTACGTAGTGTGGACGAAGGGCCAGCCCTTAGGGGCCGGTCCTTCGTTCGCTCTCTTCGCTATTGCACATCACGCAGTCCTAAGACACTGCATAGTGTCTTCAGGTGAGACAGATACTGACTGCTATAGGATACTCGGTGATGACATTGTCATCACCTCTCCTAAGGTAGCTACCAAGTATCTGCAAGTGCTTTCCGATCTCTCTG